CTATAACAGAAGCAAAAAACGTCCTTGCTTCTTCCTCGGTCTCAAACGTTCGGCAAAATTCCAAAAAACTTCCAGACCAACTAACGCGCCACATATTAGCGCCCCCTTTCTGCTTTTGCTATCTCTTACAGTGCAAGAAATTCTATAAAATTGTTATAATTGTTTACTGGTAAATTGCTATATTTTTCGGCGCCCTCTTTGGTTATAAGATGATAACCAAAGACGCCCGGCGTCGTGTTTATGTTGTAAAATTTGGCAATTTTTAAAATTTCTTCATATGTCGGAATTGTCAATTTTCCAATAGTTCCAACAATAACGCCATTTTTTGATTCTCCTATTTTTGTAAAACATCCAGCTATTTTTTTCATAAAATAACCACCTTCCTTTTTTATTTTATCCCCCAAAAGGGAAAAGCAAGCCGGGGAATCGAACCCCGGGAACCGCCGCCGCTTGCCTAAATAAGCACACCTAAACGCCTACAATCTACTTTTCTGTCACAAAGGGTTTTTCATTTCTCAAAATCGCCCTTGATGTTTTCAGCGGTAATGGTTTCTTCCCATTCGTTCCGCGCCTTAATATAAGCAGCTTTTGCATCGTCTTTTTGTTTCTGCAATTTCTCCATAAATTCCATAATATCAACCATCCTTTCATCATGCGCCCTGTCTCATCGGTGCAGGTGGGGCAGTTCCTGCAGACGGTGGAACTTCCACCGTTTCGACTAATTAACGCCGTATAATTTAGTTGATTTTCTAAAAGTCTTAACAACTCCGCCCGGCGTCCCGTCTTTCTGTGTTCTCCAGTGTGCCGGAAAACTCGAAAAGTCGGAGCAGAGGCGAACCGTTACAGTTTTCTCTGTCTCTTTTACAATTTCTACAACATCAAACAGAAAGCCGTCTGACTCTGCTAATTGTGTGCCTATTTTTATATCACTTGCTTTAATAATCATGTAAAAACCTCCTTTATGTGTGCTTGTCTCATCAGTGGCAAGGTTGCAATCCTACGCCAGACCGCCGCGCGGGCGGTTTCGACTATTTTTTCAATAACTCGTTTGTTTTATTTTCATAAGTTGCAATCAATTTTTTATTGCAACTTATTTTTTTCAGTTTGGAAAGTTGTTCTACGAGCCGGCTTTTTATATACTTATCCCACTTTTCAAACTCTTCCGGGCTGTGCTGTTCCTTGCTTGCTACCCCCTCAATATAAAATTGTATATCTTGGTCGATTAGAGCCGTAAGGCTTTTAACTGATACAAACATATCAATACCCCCCTTCTTTTTCGACATATGCGAAAAATCTAGCTGCCTCGGAGTGTTCAAGGCGCTTTATTTTGTCCGCATCCTCGCACGCTTCCAAGGCGTCAGCGTCTACCACGAAAAAACGTTCTTTCGTTTCTTCTGGCAGACATTTTTTTATAAAGTCTGCGCCGGCTTCCGCCGTGTTAAACTTTGCGACTGTAATAACTTTCGTTGTTCCGTCGTCCTGTGTTTTCTTGTCAATCTTGTAGGCAACCGCCCACGATAATTTATTGATTTTCATTTTTTACGCCTCCTTTACAATTTCAAACTTGTCAATATTTCCTTTTTTCATTTCCTCCAGAATTTCCGCAACTTCTTCTTTTATGCTTCCTTCTGTTGGCTCTGTGAAAGTGTAATTTTCGTTGTATTTCTTTCCTGTAATCTTGATTCTGTAAACTGTTTTCATAATTCTTTACCTTTTCGGGAATCTATGATATAATTCCCTTACCTTTCTTTTTGATTGGTGCCGCTCGTGGTTTGGAACGCCGGGCGGCTTTTTTTATTTGATACATATATAATACACGAAAATAGACATAAACACAATAGGTAATAATACACAAAAATAGACATATATATTTGTGTATATTGCTACATAAAAATAGACATTGACAAAAAAAAAGTAATCTATTATCATATATATAAAGGAGGCGAAGAAATGAGCGGAACAATAAACAAAAAAACATACGGCACAAATGGAATTATAGATTTTTCTCGCTTGTGGGAATTATTGGAGCGAAAGGGTTACAATAAGCAATGGCTTAGAAATAACGGCATACACTCGAACACGGTAGCGAAATTAGCAAAGAATCAAAATGTAACTTGCGAAGTTATCGCTAACATATGTCATATGTTAAATTGTCAGCCGTGGGAAATCATGGAGTATAAAAAAAATGATAATATATGAAAATAGACTATACTATTATTAGTTCAAAGGAAATGAACTATATAGTCAGTATCTCGGCGAGTGATTCCAGAAAGAGAAAGGGCGGCTTTTTAGCCGTCTTTTTTTTGTGCGCTTTTTTGTTATCGTTTTGTAATCAACTTGTAATCATGTTGTATACAATTCTGTTACCAGTTTGTTATCAATCTGTTATCGTTCTGTTTCCAAAGTGTAACATAGAATAGATTAGATTAGATAAGGTTAGAGAAGATAAGTATATATATATAGTCGGGCAGATTCCCCGACGCCGCACCAGGATTTATAAAAAACGGCTCGAACTCGACAAATAAATATTATAAATTTATTATTGACAATAACTTGTGTATCGTGTATAGTAAGGGCAGATATTAAATTATTGTTCTGGAAACAGAAACAACGTACAGACGACGGCGAACGCTGACGCAAGATGATAACTTTTTATTTTTCTTGTGTTGGCGTTTTTATTTTTGAATGTTTGGAGTTGATGTTGTGAAAGATAATGTTATTAAAAGCGAAGTTGGTATTGAGATATACCAGAACGACATATATAGGCTGGTAGATGAGTACATAGACACTGAATTAGATGGAGATACAGAAAGTGTAGCTGATAACTTTGTATCTATGATTTTTTATATCGCTGATAATATTCAAAAGCCTAGTCATGATGATATAGAATTATTAGATAATTTATTTGATGTTTATGTTCGTATATGTGCAAAGTATAAAGTGCTACCAACCCTAGAGGTATTTAGCTTTTTAGTTGGTATTGATAGAAATACTTTTACAGATTGGTCTATGGGTAGGTATAGGGTTAGCACTACACATGGTAGCACAGTTAAAAAATGGTTCAACATTTGCAAGTCTTTCACGCTGAACCGGTTACATAACCAAGCCGGCACAAACTCCAATTTGATTTTTATTGCAAAGGCGGCTTATGGGATGGCGGAAACTGCTCCAGTGCAGGTCGGCAATCAAAACAGCCAAGCATTAGCAGATAGCGAGCTTCCAAAGTTGACAAATCCGGAACAAGAAGTCATTGAAATCGAACAAAAAGACGGATAAACAACGGGAAAACGTTAAAGTTCGTAAAATTGTAGTTTTACGAACCGAAAAAATGGAGAACTAGCAGCCTCCCCCCTGCCCCTCTATTGGGGAATTAAAAAACCGCCTACTAAGTCCCACATACTCCCGAAAAAATAAAAAAGGGGTTTTGAGAATGGAAAATGAATTACTGAAAACGGAATACTCAAAAGCGTTTGACGATAAGCGGAAAGCGTTGATATGTCAGAGCTATTACAAGTACGGCAAGGCAAGTAGAAATTTTGCAACCGGAAATGTGGATGCGATTGGAAGTCTTAAAAAGTGTCTTGCGAAGTTTGAAGAAACTGGAAACACAGAATATCTTTGCGACGTAGCAAATTACGCAATGTTCCGTTTCATGTTTCCACAGAACGGAGAGTATTTCAAGAATACGGATTCGGATGGTTCGGCAGGAATTGTTGGAATGAGTGTAAAAGAAATGGAGGACTTCAAGGATGGACGATAACGAAAAACTGTGTTGTGGAAATTGTAAATATGCTGCATATAGCCGTGAGAATGGTTTTGTGTGCGAGAATATGAACAGTGACTATGCATCTGATTATGTCGAATACGACCACGGATGCGAAGAGTGGAGGAGTCGTGATGATTAGTTTTTTGATTCGATACATTACTGTGGTTTATTTTGGATTCATAGTGGTAGTTTCGTTTTTGAACATAGTGTTAGGCGAAAGACCTCGTGATAGAATAATGTCAATAATCAATTTTTGTGCGTCCATTGTGGCGATATATTTTATAACTCATTAAGAGTTTTACCATATCCCTTGAACTCTTAAACGTGATAAGGAGTGTGAATCACAAAGAGGGGCAATGTATATCCGTTCTAGCCGAGAGCGAATCGGAATACAACACCGGCAATTCGGTGTATATGGTTTGTTCATGTTTTTTGCTTTTGCATGAACCTTTCTTGACCCACTAGCGGAAAGCTGATTAAAGGACCGTCACAAGGTCCGGTGGGGTTTATGGTTTCGTTGCGATAGTTCCCAGTGTCCAAAGTAGCCGGACGCAAAAGAATCGCAACAGTGCGGATTAAAACACAGATGCATGTATGCCAATCCGTACTTACGGCAATAGCATAATGGATAATGCGTTGTGTAGAATCCCACTATACACAAAGAATCGTAGTTCAAATCCACGGTTGCCGATTTCCCCGATAGAGGGGATGATGCAATGCAAAGGTACCTAGAATTTTCCTGTTTTGCGATATAATCATTAGTCATTTGAATGGGTGCCTTTGCTGATGTGTGGCGCAAAGGGTAGACGCAGGAAACCACAAGTACAATGCCAAAGTGAGCCGAAAGGATATGGACAAAGGCATCATGTGAGGTTCGATTCCTCACCACATCAATGTTCCGGTTCGCTACCGGATAAGCAAGCGTTTCGGTATTCCTTGCTGAAATAATTAAAATGCTTGTGTTGGTTGTCTGACAGTAGAGTATGGACAGAATAGTAATAAGTGACCAGATAATACTTTCCAACACAAGAAACCGAATATAACTGGAGGTGTAAAATGGCAAGAATAGAAAATATCAAGGTTTTTGGAATTGAAGATAGTTTTAAGGCAAGCAAATATCCGTTTGCAGTAGATATAAATGCTGTGAATGACGAATTTACCGATAGAATTGATAATCTTGGAAGATGTGACATAGGCACAGGGCATGACAATTTCCTTAACGGAGTGATTGTTCAGTTTGATTTGACATTCAGCAATAAGGCGTGGGTGGAATTGCAAAGATACCACTTTATTGACTTTGTATCGAGTCAGTCAACAATGCACTGTATTAGCAAAATGGATATTAAGTGTATGTGCAACGGTTATGTGTCTGATGCAGTTATCGCAGAAGTCGAGAGATTGAAAGAGATTTACTTGAAAACAAAAGACAGCGAAGATTATTTGCAACTGTTATACAATATTCCGTCTGGATTTGAGTTGACTGCGAGGATGACAACAAATTATCGCCAGTTAAAGACGATTTACAAGCAGAGAAGAAATCACAGACTACCAGATTGGCATATATTTTGTGATTTTATTGAAAAATTACCACATAGCAAGTTGATAACTGGAAAGGATGATTAGGCATGTGTGAATTTTGCAAAAACATTTATACCAAAGATTACACAAGCACAAAATACAAAGATTACATATACAAAGATGAACACGGTGTTTATATACATTTTGCAACCGGAGATAGTTTTATGGATTTTGATTATGAAATCAATAATTGCCCTATGTGTGGTAGGAAGTTGGTGGATTGATGATTACACAGCAAGATGTTCACAACCATATAGTTTTAAATGCAAATGATTGGCAGAAAAGATACTTGTCTATGCAATGTGGAAATGATGTTGAAAAATTAAAAGAAGTTGAAAAAAGTATGGCTAATATGGTAAATGGTGTTGTAAAGGCATTGAGAAATAGCGGTGTTGATTATTTAAACAAGATTGTTTGAGGTGGATTATGAAACATGAAAAGGAATGGTATACTTGCGACAGGTGTGGGAAAGAGATAAAAGTAGGGCTGTTGTGTATGAAATCAATCACACAAAATGGCATATTAAATATTACCTACGATTTATGTAATAAGTGTATGGAAGATTTTGAGGTGTTTATGGAAAATGAGTGATGTAAGATTGGTTGGTAAGATTGATTCACGGAAATTGGTTCCTTGTTTCAACGAAAATAATAGAATACCTGCAAATATGATTTCGGAAAGTAATGCGATTTTGAGTTTGGGTGTAAAAGCATTAAGAGAATTGCATGATTGTGGTATAGAAAATTTTGTTTTGCCTAGTGAAGAAATCACAGAAAGGGTATTGAAGAGGTGATGGATAATTATGCGTTTTATGTTTAGAAAAAGAAGAAAACGAAAATCAAAACAAGTAACATTAAAAGACTTAAAAAAAGATTTTGATAAAAACGGAGAATACAGATATGTTCTTGTTACGATTGAAACAAAAAAGCCATATGCAATTGCAAAAACATACAAAGACGCAATGGAAGCGGTGGAAAGAAGTTACGAATATGATTATCCTTTATACGTTGTTGATTTGCTTTATTGGAAAGGATAGTGAAAATGAAAATGCTATTTAGATTTATAAAAAACATAAAGTCTTTTTGGAAATTCTACAAGGATTATGAGTACAGCGGAGAAGATTGCGAATTTATCATTGAGAATTATCAAGAGGTTTTGTGTGGAAGAACAAAGACAATGAGTAAGCCTACATATCGTGCATCGGCTGTAATAGCGGAAATAGATGAATGGTATAATGAATCTTTGAAATCAGTATATGGATGCGAGCCAATTGAAAAAGAAAAAATCAAGATAATATCTGACGGAGAAACCGCAAAGCTATTTATTGATGGTAAAAAAGTGCCGGGTAAAGATGTTGAATTACATTTCAGTGCCCATGCAGGAAAAGAACCAATGATTGTAATTGATGCAAATTGGATAAAAACAGATGAAAACAATGTACCAATGTTAAATGAGAAAAAGACGGAAGTTTTAACAGAAGGTATTAAGATAAATTGTTAGGAGTGTGTCATTATGAAAATAACAGAAATGAATAATTGCATTGAAAAAATGAGAGAGTGTTACAGTTTTGATGATGATAAAACGGAAATATGGCTTGGAGAAGATGTGCGTAGTTCATGTAATAGATATATTTCTGTTTGTACAAAAGATGAAAATGGAACACAAATTGAAATGACAAGGCGTGCAGATGAATTAGTTGAAAAGTAATTTCCGATTATCGGAGGAAAGGATAGTGAAGTAAAAATGAAAAAGATACCTACGTTGTTTGAAAGAAAATATATAAGCAATTGCGTTGTAGAAACACTTCCGATTGTAACAAAAGGTATGGAATGGGTTTTGAATGGAGATGGAGTCGCAACGGTAAAATTTGATGGTTCATGTTGCGCGATTATCAACGGAGAATTTTACAAGAGATATGACGCAAAGAACGGTAAACCAGTTCCAAAAGGAGCTATTAAATGTCAGGAAAAGGCAGACCCAATTACAGGGCATTTTCCATGTTGGGTAAAAGTTGATGATAAGAAACCGGAAGATAAATGGTTTATTGAAGCATACAAGAACGCTATTGATGCTGGAAAAATTGAAACCACTAATAGCGGATTTGCGAGCGGGAAAATAAGCGAACACAGAGAGTTTATTTATCCCAAAATGCAAGATGGAACTTATGAAGCGATTGGAGTTCATTTTCAAGGAAATCCATATAACTTACGATTTGATACGATAGTAAAACACGGAACAATAACCATAAATGTTGAAAGAACATTTGATGGAATTAAGAAATATCTATCCGAACATTACATAGAGGGTTTGGTATTTTGGAAAGACGGTATTCCTCAATGCAAAATTAAAAGGTCGGATTTTGGATTTGAGTGGAACAGTAAATAATTAAATTTCCGGCTAACAAACGGAGTTAGTCGCTAACCTAGAAAAATTATAGGCAGGATGCCTATTATAGCATCTCTGCTTGTGTGGAGGTGCTTTTTTAATGCATACAATTGAAGATGAGAAAAATATAAAAGAATACGAAAAATACATATTACGGAATGGTATAGACCGTAGTGTAATAGATGCATATTGCGAAGCAAGTAAAATTATACTTTGCGGAAGAAAAGACCGTGAATATGGATTGGAAGTTTCTACAAGAGCAAAAGAACTGATTTTTGAGTATATAAAATCAATTACAAATGGTGCTGATTTTAATTGGCTTGAAACACAATCTCAAAAAAACAAGCAGTCGTATGATATTTTAGATAAATATTACGATTTACTGCTTTATGAAGCACCTTACATTCTTGATAGTTACATTCTTTACATAGAAAAAAACAGACCTAAGAAAGAAAGATTTTACGAGCCTAGAAGAAAAACCCTTAAACAAGTTGCCGATAAGTTGCAGGAACTTGAAGATGGAAAACTTGACGAATTGTTTATTCACATGCCGCCAAGGGTTGGAAAACTTATTTCGGATGATACACCAGTATTTACGAGTAAAGGTTGGAAAAAACACGGAGATTTAAAGGTTGGAGATTTGGTTGTTGGTTTGGATGGTAGATATGTAAAGGTAATTTGCGTTCATCCAAAACACCACACAACGCATACTGTTTTTCTTTCAAATGGAGAAAGTATAGATTGTCACGAAAACCACGAATGGACGGTTTTTGACAGAAGAAGCGGAAAATATAGAACAGTAGAGACAAAACAACTAATCGGACACTTAAAAAACGGAAATAGAAATAATTTCATGTTACCACACAAACCAATGATGGATGGAGAGTATAAGGAAAATCTTAAAGTACCTCCTTATGTTCTTGGTGCCTGGCTTGGAGATGGTACAAATAGAAAACCATTTATTACGGGTGATAAAAAAGACCACGCAATAATAGATAAAATTGTTAGGCTTGGTTACAAAGTAGAAAGAAAGTACATACATAAAACAACGGGGGTTGTTACGTATGGGTTTGGAAGAAAACTTGTAGATGGATTAAGATTTTATAATATGTGTTTTTATACACATACTATGCCTAAACACATACCGGTTGATTATTTAACTGCGTCAATAGACCAAAGATTAGAATTACTTGCGGGCCTTATTGATACAGACGGTTGTTTTATAAAAAAAGAAAACAGATACCAATTTACGACCGCTGATGAGTTATTGAAAAATGATTTTGAAACTCTTATAAATTCATTTGGATGGAGATGCTGCACTCAAGAGATTGAGCCAAGAACATCATCAAGCGGAATAGTTGGCAGAAAAAAATATTGGAATATATCTTTTAATCCAACAGAACATATCCCTTGTGCTCTTTATAGAAAGAAAATTTACGAATTTTCTGAAAAAAGAAGAGTTGCTATTTGTGATATTAAAGAGAGCGAACATAAACCTGGTAACTGCATAACAGTTGATAGCGAAGATGGATTATATATGATTGGAAAAACTATGATTCCAACTCATAATTCACAGATAATAACGCTTGCTATGTCATGGCATTGTGCAAAAGACGCAGAAAAAAGCAATTTGTATGTGACATACAAAGAGGGATTAGGCGGAGCATTTTTAACTGGTGTCATGGAAATCTGGACAGACCCAACATATTGTTTTTCCGATGTATTTCCAAAAGTAAAAGTTGCTGATACGGATTCAAAAAATCATAAAGTAGACCTTGTGAGAAAAAAGAAGTACAAAACACTTTCTGGAAAAGGATTGGAAAGTGGACTTAATGGAGAATATGACGCTTACGGATGGATGGTATTGGATGATATTCTTGAAGGTATTCAAGATGTGCTTAACCCGGACACACTCAAACGAAAGCAGATTATCTTTGACAATAATGTAATGTCACGTAAAAAGGAACAGTGCAAACTAATCCATAATGGTACAATTTGGAGTTTGCACGACCTTTATAGTGATAGATTGGATTTCTTGCAGAATAACCCAGAAGCAAAAAATATCAGATATGACATTTTGAAGATACCGGCTTTGAACGAAAACGATGAAAGTAACTTTGATTATGATTACGGTGTTGGATATACAACGCAATACTACCGGACGTTAAGAGCAAAGTTTGAAGAAAACGACGATATGGCGTCTTGGTATGCACAGTATCAGCAGGAACCAATTGAAAGAGACGGTGCAGTTTTTAATCCAGAACACATGAGATTTTACAATGGTGTATTGCCGGAAGAAGAACCTTACAGAATATGTGCGGCTTGTGACGTTGCTTTAGGCGGAGAAGATTTTCTCGCATTTGCGGTAGCTTATATGTACGAGGATGGTTCAATTTACATTGACGATGTTGTTTTTGACAACAGTGAAAAGAAAATAACAAAACCTAAAGTAGCAAACATGATTATTGATAATGACGTTGGAAGTGCGTTTTTTGAAGCAAACCAAGGTGGAGAAGGATATAAGGATGAAATCGAAGAATTACTAAAGAAAAAAGGACGAAAAATAAATCTACGTTCTGAATATGCACCTACAAACATGAGAAAAGCGCAAAGGATATGGGATAAGGCTGGAAGTATTAGAGAGTTTTATTTCCGTGATGTTGGATGCCGAAGTCAGGAATACAGAAAATTCATGACAAATTTATACAGTTTTACGGTTACTGGAAAAAACAAACATGAGGATGCGGCGGACTGCCTTGCGTCTTTAGCATACTTCATTGAGGGAAATTGGAGTATGGCAAAAATAGAAGTGCCAAAAAACCCATTTAGAGGAGGTTATAGAAATTATGGATACTAAAACATATTTACAGCAAATTAGTAGACTTGACCGAATGATAAACAATAAGTTATCTGAAATACAGCAATTTAGAGAACTGGCACGAAGTGTTTCTGCTGTAAAAAATGAAGAAAGAGTAAAGACAAGTCCTAACTTTGACAAAATGGGTTCTACCTATTGTAAAATTGAAAAGATGGAAAAGGAATTGGATGATTTAATCGACACCTATGTAGATAAAAAGAATCTTATTGTTTCACAAATTGATGGAATTGACAACAAAACTTATTATCATATTTTGTTTGCTCGGTATGTTGAGAAAAAGACATTTGAAAAAATTGCAGATGAAATGACGTATTCATGGAGGCAAACAATTAGAATACACGGAAGAGCATTGCAGGAATTTGAAAAGTTATATGGAAAAACATACAAAGATTGATAATATGTCATAGTATGTCATATCGCAATTATTATATAATATAAAATGAAGAAATCAAAATAAAACACTGCCAAAAAAGGCGGTGTTTTTTTATTGCAAGAAACGAGGTTTTTATGACGGAACCAAAAACGATATATTGTCCAAGATGCGGAAGAAAAGTAGCCGTATGGGATGGACGTTCCAGTATGAATATTTCTGTGAATTGCAAAAAATGCAGAAAAAGAGTTGTTTACCATGTAGATACTGGAACTACAGAGTTGAAAAAAATAGTACAAAGGACAACATCGAGTGGAATGACGTTTTGTTAGTGAGGTGCTTTAATGTTTAAGTATTATGGGAAAAACATAAGACCGTTTACGGCAGTAAATCAATGCAATTTTGGAAGAAAAGTAATTTCTACAAATAAATCCAAAATTACAAAATTAAATATTGTCGAAGAATTAAACAAGGCACTTTCGATTCACACGCAGAATGCAAAAGAAATCAATTACCTTGATAGATATTACAGAGGAGACCAGCCTATTTTATACCGTAAAAAGGTAAATAGGCCGGAAGTAAACAACAAACTTGTTTTAAATCTTGCTTATGAACTTGTTGAGCGTAAAACTGCTGAAATATGTGCAGAGCCTATTCAATATGTGTTACGTGGAACAGACGATAAGAAATCAGAAGAGATTACGGAGCTAAATGTTACGATGGATTCTGAAAGCAAGCAAGAAGTAGACATTGATATTTGCCGTTGGCGAAGTATTTGCGGTACGGCTTATAGATTTGTTGGAAATGACAACGGAAACGGAGATTTGCTTGACGAAAGCGACTTTGCTTTGTTTTCGGAAGACCCACGCTATACGTTTGTTGTTTATTATTCAAATAGAAAACCCGCATTTTCTTGTCAAATCAGAGAAGACGAAAACGATAATTCAATATACTTTTGCTATACGGAAAGAGAGTATTTTGAAATTGTTGACGGAAAAATTAAAAGTAGTGGGTTGAACGGAAATAACGCTATTCCGGTTGTGGAATATCCCAATAATGCAAGAAGATTATCGGATATTGAAATTACAATTCCTATTACGGATTCAATCAATACATTATCTTCTGACCGGGTAAACGGCATTGAGCAGTTTGTTTCTGCATGGATTAAATTTGTGAATTGCGAGATTGACAATGAATTATTTTCACAGATGAGATTAGAGGGTGCTTTAGTTGTTAAATCAAACAATGGCGAAAATAAAGCCGATGTTGATGTTATGACAAATGAACTGAACCAAACAGAAAGTCAAGTTGTTTTTGATGATTTGTTTGAAAGGTTTTTGAGTATTCAAGGCTTGGCTAATCGTTCCAACAACAATGCCGGAGGTGATACTGGAAATGCAGTAAACCTACGAAACGGACATTATGATGCAGGACTAAGAACGGCAATCAACGAACCGATACTAAAAAAATCGGAAAGAATGTCTCTTAGAATTATACTGAATCGTTTGCGTATAAAGCGAAATTTTACGCTTATGCCAAGCGACATTGAAATACATATCAACCATAACAAGATAGATAATCTGCTTACGAAGTCCGAAGCACTTAAAATGCTTCTTGAAGCAGGGGTTGATTATAAGAGAGCAATAAAAACAGTTGACTTGTTTAGTGACAGTGAAGCCGTTGCTCTTGAATCAAAAGAAAGAATGGAATATCTATATCCGACAAGCAAAGATGTAGAACCAAACAACAATCCAGTAAATAAAGAGGTAGTCGAATAGACTATCTCTTTTATTTTATAAAAATTCGCAAAGCTGTGAGCGTACAAAACAGCAATGTCAATCGGTGTCGTTGCACCGTATAAAAATTCGTATGACATGGAGGTAAAAATATGAAACGAGAAGAACTTATCGCTATGGGAATTAGCGAAGAAAATGCAGACAAAATAATGGCTGACTATGGAAGTACGGTTCAAAAGGCAAATGCCAAAGCTGAACAGTACAAAGAAAAAGCTAATAAAGCTGACGAATTGCAGACACAGCTTGACGAGCTTAACAGCCAGAACATGACAGAGCTTGAAAAAGCAACAACGGCACTTGAAGCGGCAAACAAACAAATTGCGCAGCTTGAAAAGAAAGACACAGTTCGCACACAGAGAGCAAATGCAATGGAAAAGTTTGGTTTGACAGCAGAGCAGGCAAGCAAAGTTGTTACAGATGATGGTGCTACAGATTATGAGGTTCTCGGTCAGATTTTTGCCGACAGTAAAAAAACGGCAATCGCTGAATATGAGAAACAGAAACTTGACGATACGCCTAATCCGGGTGGTTCTACAGGTGGAAGTGGAGAAGAAAAAACAAACGCTGAAAAACTTGTAGAGAAGTATTACAGCGGTCAGAAACAGAATAATGACGTTTTATCACATTATGTAGGAGGTAATTAAAATGATGCAGTTTGAACAGACAGCACACGAGGGAGATGTAAACATCCTCAAAAGAAAACCGTTTGAGGGTATTCCTATGACACTTGATTTTACAAGCGTAACAGAGAAATTGGCGAATGGGAAAAAGGTTGTTAAGGCTGGAACACCTATCGGAAAGACAGGAGTTGCAGACAACACAGCAACCGTAGTTGGTATTTTGCTTCATGATGTAACGGAAGATAGACCACAGGGTACATTGCTTAAAAAAGCTTATATTGACGAAACAACAGCCAAAAATCATTCGGGTGTAACCATTGATGCAGCAGTTAAGACAGCACTGCCAATGATTGTATTTGAGTAATTAAAAGGAGGTAAAAAGAATGTTAGTAAATGAAGTAGTAGATACAAAAGCCATTGCGCTTGCAGCTACAAACGATGCAAGCAATGATATTCCTTATCTTGGATTACAGTGGTTCCCGGAAAGAAAGAAATCGGGGCTTGATTTAAAGTGGATTAAAACACACAAAGGACTTCCGGTATCGTTAAAGCCATCAAACCTTGATGCTTTGCCTACAATTCGTGCAAGAGAGGGATTAAAAACAGAAAAGACACAGATGGCATTTTTCCGTGAACAGATGGTTATTACAGAGGAAGATGCACAGGAAATCGACAGAATTAAGGATGAAAACGACCCGTATTTACAGGGAGCATTACAAAGTATCTATGATGATACCACAACACTTGTAAGAGGTGCAGAGGTTGTTCCGGAAAGAATGAGAATGGCTCTTCTTGCCACAGCAAAAGGACACCCAACAATCGGAATTGAATCTGATGGCGTTAAGTATGAGTATGATTACGACCCTAACGGAGAATATACCGCTAAGCATTACTTAAAGTTGCAGGACACAGCAATGTGGAGCGACACAGTAAATTCAAAGCCACTTACCGACCTTAATAATACAAGAAAAGCGCTTGCAAAACTTGGTAAGGTTGCAACATATGTTCTTATGAACTCTAACACGTTTAATTATCTGTTAGAGAATAAACAGGTTAAAAATGCAATTCTTGCCCAAAACCTTACAGCAAATATTGAACTTACAGACGATAATGTAATTTCAATCGTTAAGTCAAGAACAAAACTTACCATTGTTCTTTATGACAAGATGTACATTGGGGATGATGGCAAGGAAGCATATTTTTATCCAGATGATAAGGTTACATTACTTCCTTCTGGTGCTCTTGGCGGTACTTGGTTTGGTACTACACCGGAAGAGAGAACAGCTTCACAGGTGGCTGATGTAGACGTATCTATGTACGGAGTAGGAATTGCAGTAGCAAAGAAAGTTGAGTACGGTCCACCAGCTATTACATCTGTAACCGCTTCTGAGATTGTGCTTCCATCTTATGAAAATATGGATTCAACATTTGTAATTGAGGTTCATTCACAAGAGTAGGAGGTATTAAGCATGATATATCCCTATATCGTAAATAAGAATGGTATTTGGTATGCAGCAGGAGAAGATGTTCCAGAAAATAATTCAAAAGAGGTGGAGAAATCCACCTCTAGTTTTTCTGAAAATACAAATCTGTCTGCTGAGAAGTCTTATACCAAAACAGAAATCAATCGTATGTCTACCGCTGATTTACAAAAACTTGCTAACGAGCAGGGATTTGATAAAGCGGAAGAAATTAGCGGCGCAGATTTAAAGAAAATGTTGATTGAAAAATTCGGATTATAGGAGTTTGAATTATGGATGAAGCAATGGAAGTAGGACTGCAAGAAGAAATTATTGCAGATTTGACAATTGAATATGGAAATGAGCCTACGTTTAATGCTGACATAATTTCAGTAAAGGTCAAAGATGCTATACGAGAAGTTAAGAACAGAAGAAACTATCAGGCAACATCTTACACAGATGATGAAGTTGAGAAAGACCTTTACGATAACTACTATTCCGTAATTAAGAATTTGGCAGTATATGATTTTGCACAGATGGGCGCACCATTTGAAAGTAGCCATAGCGAAAATTCAATTTCAAGGACTTGGTTTAGTCGTGATGATATTTTGAAATGTGTTTATCCATTTGTGCAGGTATTATAGAAGATTGTGCGTGAGTTGTTTAGAGTATCTAAATTTCTCGCAGGGCGTTTCGTGTAAGCGGTGGAGGGCAACGAAACACTATAATTTACGGAAAGGCGGTAAGGTATGAATATTGAGATTACTTTACTTATTAGCGTTATTTCCGTTTGTTTTTCTGTTTACTTTGGACTAAAGAATAATAAGCGGACAGACACAAAAGATATAGAAGAACGCGTAAAAGACAACACAAGAATCAATGTAAAACTTGATGATATAGGTCAAGATACTAAAGCGATTAAATCAGAAATATCATCCATGAGGGAAGATATTAAAATGCACAATGACAGAATTATTAAAGTTGAAGAAAGTTGCAAGCAGGCTCATCACAGGCTTAACGGACTTGAAGAACGTCTCAACGGAAAGGAAGTAAGAAAAGATGGATAGTATTATGAGTTATGTAAAACCGGAACTGATTGTAGTAGCAGTTGTTCTGTATATTATCGGTGTCGGAATTAAAAAAATGGATGTTATCAAAGATAAGTACATTCCTTGTATTTTAGGTGTACTTGGTATTTTGCTTTGTGCCATTTGGGTAATGGCAAATACATCTATTGGAACAGTACCAGAAATGCTTATGGCAGTGTTTACATCAATTGTTCAGGGTGTTCTTGTTGCCGGATTGAGCGTATACGGAAATCAGCTCATTAAACAGATTAAATCAAGTGAGTAGGTGGTTGCCTTGATGACGTTGGCATCTAACAAACAAAGAATGTTTTATTCTTTACAAGATGATGAAATTCCAATTTACGAAAGTTATACAGACGAAGAGGGAAATGTAATTTACATTACGGATGATGATGGAAACAAGATTGAAACCGGAGAAACAACAATTGGTTATACAAAACCAGTTGAGTTTAAGGCAAACATCACAAATAAGTTGAATGAAGTTGTATGGCAAGACTATGGTATTGATGATAGTACAAACTATGCACAAATCATTGTCAGTAAAGGTTATTTGCCTTTGAAATCCGGTAGCGTGATTTGGAAGAAGTCAGAAATCGTATACAAGGATGATGATAACACAATTCCAGATGAAAGCAGTGCTGATTACACGGTAAAAGGTGTTGCGGACGAGGGATTAAATGAGGACTTGTTCTTGTTAAAAAGGAATGTGAAGTAATGAAACAAAAAGTAAATATTCTTGGAACAGAATATATGGTTAAAGAAAAGGAATTAAAAGATGCTGATTGCGATGGTTATTGCGATTGCACAAATCATACAATCGTTATTCGTTCTGACAACTTTAACAATGTTGGAAATTTTAGGAATTTACAAAACAAACAATTAAGGCATGAGATAATTCATGCCTTTTTAAGTGAGAGTGGCTTACAATCCAATTTTGAACATTCACAGCAATTTGGTCACGAAGAAACAATAGTTGATTGGTTTGCGATTCAATTTCCAAAGATTTTTAAAGTGTTTCAAGAACTTGATATTATGTAGGTGGTTTTATGGCAATAAAGACATTTAAAGCAAACTTGTCTGTAAGTGGATTAAATACCCTTAAAAAGCAACTTTTGCAGTATAGGGATGATTTACCTATCAAATGTAAACAACTTGTTTATAGTCTATTACAAAGTGGTGTAGAGGTTGCTGAAACGAATATATCAGAGAGTCCATTAGGAAAGTATGTTACGGTTTCGACAAACATATCTGCTGACAAGATTGGGTGTAACGGTATATTGCTTGCCAAGGGGCAAGTAAAAGAACAAGATGGCTACGCACCGTTTAGTATTTTGCTTGCTATTGAATTTGGTGCAGGTGTTCATTTTAACCCAACGCAAAATCCATTAGTCGGAAGTAAATTTCCTTATGGCGTTGGTACATTTCCGGGGCAGACACACGCTTATGACGATATGTGGTGGTACTGGAATGAAAAGGAACAAAAATGGATGCCTACACATGGTGTAAAAGCCACTATGCCTATGTATAAAGCCGGAGAAGATATAAGAAGCAAAATTATAAAGACGGCGAAAGAAATATTTTGAAAGTAGGTGGTGCATATGTCGGTGGAATGGGATGAATTAGTACCATCTACTGTATTCACAAGGATAAAAACGAAATTTTCAGAAAGTTTGAAAAAAAAGTACAAAATGACAGACAAAAACTTTTCTTCCGTTGGCAGTAGTAATACACCAGCGGTTTTCCCTTTTGTAAGATTGCAATTGTTACCCGGTTCAGAAATCGGAGAAGATTTAGAGGGTGACAAAATCAATGCGGAAAAGTTTTCTTTTCAAATTGATGTGACTGATAATAAATCACAAGCAAGAGCAAAAGAAGTTATAAGGGAAGTTAAGAGAATTATGAAAACAATGCGTTTTCGTGGTTCTTCAATGCCTACGCAAGATGATACAAAAGACACTTACCGGCAAACTGCTAGATTTAGCAGAACAATCGGAAAGAATGATGTATATTGACGTAAATACAAGCCGAAAGGCTTTATTTTTTTATCAAATTTAAGGAGGTAACAAGATGGCTTCAACAAGTTATTTGGCAAGAATTATCTACAAAGAACACAGCGAAGATGGATTTGCAGGAACATACAAATTGATGTTACGTGCAAAGTCAATCCCATCGCCAACATCTGCACCGAACACTGTAGAAAGTACCACGATGGAGGATGATGCACAGACTTTTGAAATGGGTATTAAACAGTCTGACGCAAAAGAGTTTGTAGGAAACCTTGAAAAAGATGATTTTAGTGCTCTTTTGAATGTTGAGGGTAAAAAATGCGACATTATTCAGTTGTATGGAACGGATGGCGTTGGTGGTGTTGCCAAAGCAGCATATGTAGGTCAGATTACACCTACTGTAAATGATGTAGGCGGCGTAGATGAAATTCTTGAAATGACCGCTACCGTTGTTCAGAATACCGTGCCTAAATGGGTTACTGACCAACTTACAGTCGTTGATAACAAGGATGGTACTTTCACTGTTACAAAAGTGGGGTAACAAGCTATTCAACGAGAAACACTAAAAAGGCTGTGTTGAGTAGCGAGGATGAAGAGACAGCCGAACCGGAACTCGAATAATATATGCAGTAAAAAAGAGAGCCACCTTTCGGGGTGGCTCCTTTCCACTAAAAGTGGGGAAAGGATAAATCATTATGGAATTAAAGGTTAAAGGTAAGGAATACAAGGTTAGATTTGGATATAACAGTTTCTGCGACACAGATTTGATGGACAGAACAAAGGATTTGCTTGGAATTTTTGACAGTGAAGAAGTTGAAAATGACAGTGATGTTGGCGGCATTGGCAAGGTTAAAGAATTGTTTTGCTGTGTTCGTGATTTGCTTTACGTTGGATTTCAGAAAGAAAATCCAGTTGAGAGCGTTCAGGAAGTAGGAGATATTCTTGACGATTACCACGATGAATCGCCAGATAAAGGAATCCTTGATTTGTTTACGCAGTTGACGGAGGAATTGATGAGTAAGGGTTTTTTGGGAGACCTGTTAAACCAGATTGGGGAGACAGAGGAAGCATCGGAGAAAGTAACGAAACTTCCGCAAGACCACAAGAAGCCACAGAAAAAATAAATAAGTCATACTCGGATTTTATATATGAAGATGTAATACCTCATTATCTTTTCTATGGAGTTTCTTACGATAGGATTATGGAAAGTTGTCCAAAAGACCTATATCCATATGACAAAGCGCATGAACTCCAGTTAAAAGAACAAGATGAATTGCAACATATATGGTGGGGAAATTATGGAATATCTGCTTTGATTGTAGCCATAGACAGTTGCTTGAATGGTAAATCAGCAAAATCGGAATATATTAAAAGTCCAATTATGGCAAAAATGTTTGAAGAAGAGTATATAGCAGAAAAAGAAACAGAAGAACAAGAGATAAAGAAAGCAATTGAAATTGAAAAACAGTGGATGGCAAGGTCTATGAACAAGGGATTGCCAGAAACAATCATATAAGGAGTGTTAAAAAATGAAAAAAAAACATTCAATTAGAATTGACAGAAAAAAGTTACATCCATGGTTAAACTACAAACTTGGACTTTTGCTTAAAGAGTGTGCAAAAAATGGAATCTATCTGATTATCACAGAGGGATTTCGTACAAAAGCATATCAGGATTCGCTTTATGCAAAGGGAAGAACAAAGCCGGGCAAGATAGTAACAAATGCTCCGGGAAGTTCTTATTCTTCGCAACACCAATTGGGAATTGCTTTTGATATTGCAATCAATGATTCTAAACTGCTTTATAACGATAAACTGATTAGAAAAGTTGCTAAGATTGCAAAATCAAAGAAAGTTGGTTTGAAATGGGGTGGCGATTGGAAGTCTATTGTTGATACACCACACTTTTACCTTGGCAAGTGGGGAAGTACAACCAAAAAGTTAATGTCCACATATGGCTCTTTTGATAAATTCAAGAAAACGTGGACCGGTAAATTACGTTGCAACACATATTTGAGAAAAGGACGTTTGTTTACGTCTAAAAAACTTATGACAATCAAAAAAGGTGAAACAGTAAGGATTCTGTGGAAATCAAAAGTAAGCAGAGTTGCCAAAATTGAGTATGCAGGAAAGTACGGTTTTATTAGATTGAAAAATCTTGCGTAATGCAAATGATAGATAGTGAGGTGTTAGTATGTCAGAAACAGTTGAATCGTTGGATATTAAAATAAATGCAACGGCAAAAAGTGCCAAAGATGAAATTACAAATCTTGTTGGTAAAATTGATGTATTAACATCTTCACTGTCTAAGATTAACGGTAGCAATTTAAGTGGACTTGCAAATGGAGTATCAAAACTTGGAAATGCTACCAAAACATTAAGCGGAGTAAAGGCAACCGACTACAATAGAATTGCAAAAGGATTTGAGCGTTTTGCGAAAATTGATGTTGGTGGATTATCTCGTACTGCCAGTGGTTTGAATACACTGGCAAATGGTCTTAACAATCTTGGAAACATTCAGAATCTTGGTGGCATTACATCTGCCGTAAATGCAGTTAAAAACCTTTCAAAAGTGAATATGGCTGGATTTGATACATCCAAAATGACAGAGATTGCAAATTCTGTTTCAGATTTAGCAACCAAACTTAGCGGTGTATCTGAAATTGAAAGCACTGTGACACGTGTTGTGGGTTCGTTAGCAAGACTTTCTAATAGCGGTCAGTATATTGGTAATGTAATAACAGAATTTCCGGAATTAGGAAAGCAAGTAGTAAAACTTGTACGCAAATTATCTTCTGCAAATGCAATTGATATTAGCATTACAAAAGTTGTAGAGGGTATTGCTAAACTTGCAAATGCAGGGAAGCGTGTTGGCGAAACAGTTGCAAACCTTAAGAAACTTGGTAACGGTGTAATAAATTTGCTGAAAAAACTGCAAAATGCACCTCAAATCAACTCAAACGTAGCCAACACAATTCAAGGTCTTGGAAACCTTGCGTCAAGCGGTAGTAGAATTTCCACTGTTTCTGATAGAGCATCAACAAGCACTAAAAAACTTGGAAATGCACTTAGTTCATTAAAAGACAAATTAAAAAGCGCACATAAATCATCAAAAGGTTTTGTAAGTAGCATTGGTATGTTCTATGCTAAATTCTTTTTGGTAATTCGTGCTGTAAAGAAATTCGGTCAAGCAATTGGTTCGGCACAGGACTACATTGAGGAATTTAACTATTTTTCGGTTGCGCTTGATAAGGTTGGAAAAGACAGTGCTAACCAGTTTAAGAAAGCCGGTTATAATAGTGCGGAAGAATATGCAGGAAGTTTCCGTAAAAGATTTGGGAAACTTCAAAAACAGTTGACTGGATATGATGTTGATTATAATACTGGAGATGCAACAAATGCTTTTTCACACAACCTTGGTTTGGATTTGACAGAGGTTATGAACTACAACGCCGCTATTGCACAGATTACGAACTCTGCCGGTATGCTTGGTGAAACGTCGATTGATTCCGCAAAAGCACTTACTATGTTATCAGCAGATTGGGCGTCTTTATCAAACTTAGACACCGCTGACGTTATGCAAAACTTTCAATCTGGTTTGGTAGGACAGTCTAGGGCGTTATATAAGTATGGAATCGACATCACCTCCGCAGGCTTAGCACAAACTGCTATGAATCACGGTATTACAGAAAGTATTAAGAACCTTTCGCAACAGTCCAAAATGCAGTTGCGCGTTTTGACTATGTTGGAACAGTCAAAGGTTGCATATGCTGATTTGGCACGTACAATTAACCAACCTGCAAACCAGTTGAGGATGTTGCAGGCTGGATTTAAGAAATTATCTTTGACAATTGGCTCCTTGTTTATGCCGATTGTGCAGAAATTGTACCCATATATGAATGCTGTGGTTATGGTTTTGCAGGATTTCGCACAGTGGGTAGCGAAACTGGCAGGAATCAAACTTGGTGATACGGATGGTTCACGGAAAACACCAGAGGTACCGGACTACTCCAATGCGGCAGACGATACGGATAAAGTTGCTAAGAACATGGATAAAACGGCTAAAAAAACAAAAAAAGCCGCCGACAATTTGCAGGGATTTGATATTGTAAATAAATTGCAGGACAACAGTGATAGCGATAGTGGTGATACAGACCCTTCTGGTGGAAATGCTAATATTGACCTTTCTAAGGATATTAGCGACGCATTAAAGAACTATGAAAAGATATGGGATAATGCTTTTAAGAGCAACCAGAACAAAGCAGTTGAGTTGTATAAGAAGATGAAGAAAGCAATCCTTGACGCATGGAAAGGTGGAGATTTTACTTCTCTTGGTTCGGCACTGGCTAACTGGATTAACAAAGGAATGAGAAACATTCCATGGACAAAAATTAAAAAGACTACGAAGAAGATTGCTAAATCTCTTGCTACGTTTTTGAATGGATTTGTTAAAGACCTTGATTGGACAAAACTTGGAGAAAATTTCTCCGAGGGATTGAATACATGGTTTGAAACATCATACACCTTTTTCAAGACGTTTGATTGGCTTAAATTCGGTCAAAGTATTAAAGAGGGTATAACGGCTGCCATAAATACTTTTGACGGTGATTTAGCAGGAAAATCACTTGGAGCGAAGTTGCGTGGTATGATTCAGTTTGCTTTTGGCGTTATGGTAGACTTCCCATACAAAAACCTTGGAAAGAAAATTGGAGATTACATCAATGGATTTCTCGAAGAGATGGGAGAAGTACGCAAAAATACTGGATTAACTGGATGGCAGGAGTTAGGAAAGACAATCAGTGATGGAATTACTGGAATACTTGATACGATTGACACCGCACTTTCTACCGTGAATTGGTGGGAAGTAGGAAAAGCAATTGGAGATTTTCTTTCTGAAATAGAATGGGGAAAAACACTTTTGAAAGTAGGGAAAATAATAGTCAAGGGATTATTCAATGCTTTGAAAGTGGCTATTTCGGCATTCATTAGAGACCCGTTAGGTATTGCGTTCAAATTATCAAGCGTTCTTGCCGGAGTGTTTGCGTATAAAAAATTAAAAACTTTTTGGACTTCGCTAAAAACTGTATTTGGTAATGGAATAAGTAATTCCTTAATGTCGGCAAAAATAAACTCAAAAGGTTTGACGGATAAATTTAGCGGTTTAGGGAGTAAAATGGGAAGAGCAATGGGAGTTGCTCTTGTTGCCGCCTATGGATGGTGGGAAAATAGTATTACTGCCGGTGGAGACGCAAAAGGCAATGTAAAACGGTATGCGAGCGGTACCGATGATAAGTCTATGTTGCTTAAAGAAGTTGTTCAGATGATGGACAAATTCGGTTATGGTTCTAATACCAATACAGTGGATAGACTTGTTGGACGTCTTAATAAAAAATTAGAAAGTGGAGAAATATCGGAGAAAACGATAAGAAAAGCACTTGATAAAAATTATAAGACAATGACTGATAAACAATCCGTACAGTCGGCAGCAGACTTTTTGGATTTGCTTGGTGAAAGCAAAGGTAATGTTGCTACCAAGATAGATAAAGGCAAAAAAGAACTCAATGATTATAAACCAATAATTACACAAACGACGAAATATTCAAAGGCCGTAGATACACTTAATAAGAAAATGAAAAAACTTGGAATTTCATCTTCCGAAAGTAAATCTATACAGGACAAACTGAAAAAAGCACTCGAAAATGGTGAAATTACATGGGAAGATTACAGAAAGATAACAGATAAGAACTACAAGTCAACAGACGCATTGAAGAAAAAAATTGATTCCTTGAAACCAAAATCAGTAAGTGTTAAGGCTGAAACATCTGGCGGTGATGATGTTGATAGTTTGCAGGGGAAAGTAAACGGATTGCAAGGTAAGACGATAACTGCTGGCGTAAAGACATTTGGCATTAAGAATCTTGGAGATTTAAGTGTTGCGATGAAAACCATGAAAAACCGTGACATAAATGTGAATATCGACCCTAAACTCCGTAAAGGTTGGTATAACGCAGTTAAAACACAGTTACAACAGAAAAAGTTTTCATTGGATGTTTCAGCTTCAATTAACAATGTGACAGAGGGTAAATTAAAATCTTCTGTTAAGTCGATGGACGGAAGAAAAGTAAATTACGGAAAATTGACTGCTGCTATAAATAATGCCAAAAACAGAGTGACAATAGGTCAGCAAGGACAGATATTCGTAAGTCATGCAGAAAAATCACTAATCAAAATGCTGAAAAAGTACGGATTGAATTACGAGACTTATGCTAACGGTGGATTTCCGGAAGATGGATGGTTTCGTGCAAAGCACGGCGAAATGATGGGTAAATTCGACAATGGTAAGTCCGTTGTTGCAAATAACAAACAGATTACGACCGGTATTTCCGAAGCGGTTGCACCGGCTGTTTATGCGGCTACAAAGGCGGCAATCAAAGAGGAATTATCAAATGCAAATGTCGGTGGCGGTGATGTTTACCTTGACGGAACAAAAGTCACAACGGCAATTATGAACAACGCAAAGAAAATCTCCAAGAACAAAGGAATTTCTTGGAACATGGCTTAAAGAAAGAGGCTCATGCGAATGGGTCTCTTTTTTATGTGAAAAAGTTAGGAGGTGTCATATGGCATTTACGTTGAAGTTTGGTTGGACTAAGGACAGTTTAGAAGATATGCCAACACCAAAATATGAGGGATGGAAAATCTCACGAGAAAAAGTGTGGAACGCAAAAGCAGGAAGAAGTTCAAAAGCACTTTACAACGGAAAGATAGTTGCAAAGAAAGTAACGCTTGACATGGCATTTCCGGCAAATTTGACGCCAAGCGAAATCAAAAAGTTGATGAAGTACGCAGACCCGGATGATTTATCAAACCGGTACTGTTACATACAGTTCACCAATGAAAAAGGAGTAAAAGAAACAAAGCAGTTTTATTTTGGCAACCCTAGTTTTGACGCAATGACTTTCTTTAATGGAAAGTTTATTTGGTCTAGCATACAGATACAGGCGGTGGAAAGATGAGTTATACAGCAAGAGTTTTTTATGTTTTGGAAAGCGACGTTACATACACATTGAAGTATGATACGCCGGGAAAAGATGTGAATATCGGAGATTCGTTTAGTTTGTCATTTTTGGACTTTGACTATAACGGAACTCATTACTACGTCAAATACGCTATCAATAACGGAAACGTGTATAAACGTGGCGTAAATACAATTGACTGTAAAAGCATGATGATTTCCGATGATGCAACGTATATGAATTGGTTTGTGTTCTGTACGGATGATGAATCAGAAGTTACCGGTGATTGCGATGTATCTTACAATGATATAGCAAGCGAACTGTACTTGACAATTAGTGGTTCTGAACTTAGCACGCAGGGAACGGAAAAACTTCTTTCTGTCAGCATATCACAAGGATGTGTTAGTGATTCGTTTGCCAGTTACGGCTCTACTTATAGTCCGACTATGAGTTGTGAAATGTATGCAGAGGATAACGGTTTTACGGATGCTCTTATCGCAAAGACATATTACGATAGCACAGTAAAAGGAACTCTTGTAAACACCTTAATGATTATTGACGGACACGACTACAACCCGGTACCTATCGGAAGATTTGTTGTAAAAGAAAATCCAACATACAACGGTGATACTGTTTCATTTACTGGAAACGGTTTAATGAGCGAATACATGGATAGAGCAGAAATCGTCATTAGTTCGCTAAACGAATATCACAAAACGGAATTGGAAGAAAAATACGTACCTAGCCAATTGCAGTTTATCTACACACGTGACGACGTTTATTATTGGGAGTATTTGCCGCAAGACTTTTTGCGTGTCACAGGATGTCCGCTATACATTGATAATTGGAAAGATGTTTTATCGTCAATCAAACAATATAAGTTGTACCATTTGATGATTCCTATGTTATCAAATTTTGCGGACAATGATGAGGATGGTTACGATTGGGATTGGGAAAGCAGAATCACATGGAGAGATTTGTTGTCTGGTATAGCAGTTTTGTTACGTGCAAATGTGATTGAAAAAAACGGTGCTTTTTATATTAAGCAGTTACCAGAGTTGCAAGCAGATAACAATTACAGACCTATATTTAATGGAGATACCTATGATTCTAATGCGATTTTCGGAAACAACCTTATGTGTCCAAACAACGTATCTGTAAAGGCTAATAATTGGTACTTTTACGAGACAAACAGTGACTATGTTGGATTTGGATATTACGAGGGTGAATCCACGGTCGTATTGAATGACAAGGCAAGCAGTGTATCGAATGTAGAGAATTATCCAGTGACGATTGAAACACCTTGGATATTATACGAAACGCTTGACAGAAATACGGTTCATACGTATTTAGGACAAGTTACGCCAATGCAGTGGAAAACAGGGTTATCCTTTTTGGACAAGGCGTTTGTTTACCATAAAGCGAATATCGAAACAATGTACTGGCATCCTCTTATGTCGGTTGGTGAAATGCTTACGTTCGAGGACTATGACGGAGTTAAGAAGTATGTGCTTGTCGGAGAAATGACGCTGCACTACGATGGTGGATTTTATGCGGAGATTACATCACCGTGTGAAGTGCAGGAATCAAACTCATCGTCAGTTGGTAGCAGTGGTTCAAATAGTTACAATAGTGGAACAATGGCGCAGGCAAGCGGAACGGTTACTAGTACAATCCTTGGTGCTATTTTCAATGATGGAGTTATTACAAATAGTAAAATTGCGGATTCCACGATTGAGAATAGCAAGATTAAGGATTCTACAATCACCAACGCAAAGATTGCGGATGCTACGATTGAATGGGAAAAGGTGTCGAAATCTTTTATTACGGATTTGACGGCAGATAATGCGTATATTGAACATCTGAAAGCAACTATCGGTGAGTTTGGATATATTACTGCCAAAAATGCTGATTTGACATATGCAACTATTACATCACTGCGAGCAGTAGATGGAAAGATAGATACATTGTCCTCAAAGGCTATCACTACAGAAAACCTTAGTGCAAAGGTAGCAGCCCTAGGCTATTTGTCAGCGGAGAGTGCAGATTTAAAATATGCAAACATCAAATTATCCAATATTGAAGTTGCAGATATTGCTACATTATTTGCAGAAGTTGGTCTTATTGATAGAGCAACAATCGTAGAAGGACATATCACTGGTTTTTTAGACAGTGTTGAAGTCAACGCCGCAAACATTACGGCCGGCACTTTAGTGGCAGACAGAATATTGCTAAAAGGCGAAAATGGTTTGCTTTATTCGCTGAATAATTTAGGAGAACTTCAAAGTAAAACAGTTGATACTTTGGATGGATATATACTTACTGACCGGACCGTAAATGCAGATAAAATCGTAGCAAAAAGCATAACAGCAAGTGAACTTGATGTTGAAAAGGTTTTTGCGGATTCTGCTGTTATTAAAAAAATATTTTCGCAAGACGTGACGGCAACCGGAACAATCACTGGTGCAACATTAAAAGGTGCAAATGCAGAGATAGATAACGGTTTGATTGGTGGATTTAATATAAAGGAAGATGGAATATCAAAAGCATACACGAAAAGTAGCAGTGGAGCTTCCGAAAAGCAAGATTCATATGAATTAGACATATCAAGCAATGGTATTCCTTCATTTAAAGGAACTAGCCAAATATGGAAAGATAACAGTACAAAAGTTATTTATGAATCAATTTTTGATAACACATTAACAATAGACCAGTATATGTTTTTAAATAATTCAAATATAAAACAATCATGGTTTAGAACGAAGTTTGCTGATTCATATGCCGGAAATATAACCATATCCGAATTAACACCAGACGGAGTAGTGCGAAAAAAAACTAGTTATGGATTAGGGTATGTGGCTAATAGTTTATATGAAAATGGAGAACTCTCGGAAACATTTCCATTTACGGTCGATTCCCCCCTTAAAATACACTCTAATCATAATGCATCACTGACGAATTACGACTTACAAATTTCGTCTAATACTGGAAATCATATGAATCTTGGACAAAGAACGATTCAAGCAGTCGACAAGAACAATGCTGCGACAACTTTATATTTAAACAGTTATGGAGGAAGTATTTCAATTGGTAGAGTTAATGGGGCTGGAACCACTACATTAAATGCTAATGTTGCTTTTGAAAAGCATTGTTCGAGTGTGACAACAACGACGCCGAGTTCAACTATCTTATATGGCATTACCATGAATGGTGGTTTATTCAAAGCCGTAGTATTTCGCGACTATTCAATTGCTTCAGCATCACCTTGGGCGAGCATTGTTCAAACAGAGCTAATGCCTGGTGATTCCGGTGCAGCAGATGTTGTCCAGTATCACAACATGGTAACTGGTAGAGGTGAATGTGTTAGAGTGGCTTTTAATGCTAAGACTGGAAACCTAGCCGTTAATGCACAGTATAACACCATAACCAATGATAACCTGAATGGAATAGCGATATTCCCAGTGTTACAATAAATAATTCAAATTAGGAGGTAAAAAGAAATGGATGAAAACAAAATTACACTCAATGACTATGTGGAAAAGAAACTGTCTGCTGAAATCGCAGAACTTAAAGTTCAGCTTGCAAAGACGGAGTTTACGTTTCTTGCTTTGCAGGAAGAGAACGAGCGGTTGAAAGCACAGTTGGCAGAAAAAGAGGGAAAACCCGAAAAGGATGAATAATATTTTTGAATCCTACATATAATATATTACATGGTAATCCCATGTAATCAAGTTTCGGTTTGGGAGAGGGGTTGCAAATTCCCCTTTCCCTACAATTATATGCTAGGAGGAAATTTATGATAGGAGAACGCAGGAAATATAGAAGAAAGTTGAAGAAAATCATTTTTCAGATGAAAAACGTAGATTCGTTGAGATATTACTACGGGTACATTGCAGAAAAAGAAAGATTGAAAGGTAATACTTATAAGGCATAATGAAATGGAGTAGGATAAAAACCCTACTCCGTTTTTTTTATGACAGTTTGTCGTATCTTGATTTGATAGATGGTATTGTCATTTTTTTGTTTTTCTTTCCATCTCTCTTTACAACATAATAAGCGGTTCTTCTTACAGTTCCCCAGACGGAAAGCGTTTTCCCTCTTCTGTAGCCATAATATTCTTGGTAGCCTTGGCTCATGTATACTTCATAGTATTTTCCACCAGACTTTACGATTATGGTCAAATCACTATCCAATGTATCTTCCTTTACATTTTCTATTTTGCCCTTGATTTTTATTTTCTTTCCCTTGTACTTACCTTTTTTTAATTTGGAATAATTGTAGGATTTACACATTTTCTTATATTTTTTCTTTGATGGCTCTTTCTTGCCAGACCATCCCTCTTTGAATCCGTCTGCAAACTCTGAAAATATTCCCATTGTCCTTGCCGGTATAGCGGCTTTTGAAATTGTTGGAACGCATACTGAAATAGTAAGCATTAGCGTTGTTACTACTGTTAATAGTTTCTTCATAAAACACATCTCCAATCTTTTTTATTTATACAATAATGAATGGTATCATTATTTAGTATCAGTTTTGTTTGCTCTCCAAAGCAGGTCAATTCCCTCTAAAATATATTTTCTGGATTTCTCATCGAGGGTATAATATTTCTTAATGGCTTCTTTTAGTTCTACATCTTCTGAAATATGAGCATCCAAAAGGGCATCTTCTTCTGAATATCTTTTTTCTGTTCCAGTCATAAGATAATCTACAGATACATTAAGGTATTCAGCAATCTTTAATATCCTATCATCTGGGAATACACCCTTTCTTAATTGACCAATATATCCATTGGCGAATCCGCAATCAGATTCTAGTTTTGATATTGGTATTTTTCTTTCTTTACATATTGCTTTTACTCTCTCAACTGCGTTCATCTCTTGTACCTCCATTTTTTAGAGAAAAACCTAAAAAAGTGCTTGACAAATTAGAGAACACTCTATATAATGAGATTAGGATTTAGAGAAAAGCCTAAATTACATAAAATAAAGAGTTCTCAAAAATAAGTTTCTGGACAATTCTTATTTTAGATAATTCTCTAATAAATGTCAAGACTTTTCTCTATTTTTCTAATAAATAGAGAGGAGGAAATCCCATTGATTTATAACAAAATAATAAAATACTGCAATGAAAACAGCCTATCTGTTTCTGCGTTTGAGAAGAAATGCGGTCTTGCAAACGGAACAGTAGGCAAGTGGAAAGATGGCGGAAATCCATCACTTGAAACATTGCATAAGATTGTTTTGGCAACAGGCATTCCGATTGATGAATGGATGAAAGAAAGCGAGGTGTGAGCGTGAACGAATTACAAATCTTTAATAATGAAGAGTTTGGAGAAATCCGAACAATCACAAAAGATAATGAGCCTATGTTTTGCTTGGCAGATGTGTGTAAGGCATTAGAAATCACGCACGTTACGGACGTAAAGAAACGGATGAAGAAAGATGGGGTCGGTACTGCCGAGGTCATAGACAGTATGGGAAGAAAGCAGAAGGCAACCTTTATCAATGAAGCAAATCTCTACAAGGTTATCTTTCAAAGTAGAAAACCGTCTGCTGAAAAGTTTACCGATTGGGTTACGGACGAGGTTATTCCATCTATTTGAAAGAATGGCGGTTACATTGCCAATCAGGAGAATCTTACTCCAGAACAGATTGTAGCCAACGCATTAGTTGTGGCACAGAACATCATAACTCAAAAGGACAAGCAGATTGAGGAAATGACACCAAAGGCAAATTACTTTGACGCTTTGGTAGATAAGAAATTAAATACCAACATCCGCGACACCGCAAAGGAACTTGGTATCGGAGAAAAAGCATTTGTTTCTTTCCTTATTGAAAAAGGATATGTGTTCCGGCAGGGAAAACACAAACAGTTGCGTCCATATGCCAAATACGCAGAGAGCGGAAACGGCTTGTTTGTCTTAAAGGACAAGCACAACGAGCAGAATGGTTGGGCAGGACAGCAGATGTATGTCACTCCAAAGGGAAAAGAAACATTCCGTCTGCTTTTGGAAGAAAGGGAGTGAGCCTATTATTCAGAAGATGATATTGGCGGTTCTGACATTTCTTCTTATTATAACAGTGGCAACAAGCGTGTTTAAGGATGTATACGCTTACGAGCCGGAATATGCACAAGAAGATACGTTATTTATAAAAACAGAAGAACCGCAGGTAAATGTGATTCCAAATGCAAATACGAACAGTTCTTTGGAATCCGCAAAATACATAAAGCAAAAGAAAAAGTCAAAGAAGAAACACAAGGAAAGGAAAGACGTTCAATTCTTGATAACTGCATATTGTCCTTGTTGCGATTGTTCAGAGGGGTACGGAAAGATAACTTCTACTGGCAAGATACCAAAGCAGGGAAGAACAATAGCGGTTGACCCTAAAGTCATGCCGTATGGAACAAAGGTAAAAATCAAAGGTCTTGGAACATTTATAGCCGAGGACTGCGGCGGTGCGATAAAGGGGAATCGAATTGACATATACTTTGAATCTCATGCAGACACAGAGAGATTCGGAGTACAAAGAAGAACAGTATTTATATTAGGAAAGGATGAGTGACAATGATTAAGACAGATGCTAAACCGGCAACACCAGAATTGATTGCAAATTTAATTGAACTTGGTGCAATTTATGTGAAAGACGGAGAGTTTTACGCAAATGAACCGGGAACATACAGAAAAGAAAATGAATAGCACCCTTGACCGCAAATCAAACTGCTATTCCAGTAGTAAATAACTATGTGTTATTTGCGCTCATTTTATCAAATAAGGAGTGAAAAGTCAAGATGAATACAATTTTATTAAGAGGTACCGTGGCGAGTAAGATTAAATTCTCTCATTCGTCGCATGGTGAGAACTTTTATGAATTTCGCTTAAAAAGCGAAAGGAAAAGTAAGAAAGAGGATATGATAATCTGCTTGGTTCCGGAGATTGTTTTGAACAAGTGTTTAATCAAAGGGAACGAAAAGATTGAAGTCCAAGGAGAAATTCGGACTATCAATAGGAAAAATCATAAGCACATTTATGTATTTGTGCAGGATGCCATGTGCGGCGGAGAGGTAAATTCATTGCCGGACGTAAATGAAGTAAAAATGGATGCGTATATTTGCATTCAACCTAATTTACGGCGCACATCTGCTTCCAATAGAAGAGTATGCGATGTCATTGCGGCAAGCAACCGACAATACGGCTCCGACTATATTCCATGTATAGCATGGGGGAGATATGCTACATACGTTTCAAAATGCGATGTAGGTACTCATCTGGAAATTGCCGGAAGATTGCAGAGCCGTGAGTATAACAAGCAGATGGACGATGGCACAGTAGCAGTAAAAACCGCTTTTGAAGTATCAGTTTCAAAAGTCAAAGAAATCGGAAAGGAGAATGAGGATGAGGAAAGCAATGATTCAAATACCGCAGAAGAGGTTTGAAGAACTTATAAAATTGGAAGAAAGAGTAAATGTTGCTGTCGAAACTGCTATGAATGAAGAATATGCTTCCGTTACTGATATTTTGTTTATCCTTGGAACTGAACTTGCTTATGATATAGCAAATGAAAGAAAGGAGAAATATAAGAAGTGGATGAAAGAAAAAATGGAATCTTGATTCCAAACAAAGAATATCGTGCTATGGATGGAGTTAGTTCTTCCGATTTGAAAAAAATGGCTAAATCACCGGCACATTTTCGATACTGGAAAGACAATCCGGAAGAAGATACGCCATCATTGCTTTTTGGTAGGGCGGTTCACAAATACATTTTGGAAAAAGATGATTTTTACAAAGAGTTTGCCGTAGCACCAGAAATAGACAGACGAACAAAAGATGGAAAAGCGAAGTGGCTTTTATTCCAAGACCAAAACGAGGGAAAAGACATTGTTTCATTGGATGATTTTCAACAAATAAAAGATATGCATTACGTCTTGTATAGTAATTCATTTGCAAGAACTCTTTTAACTGGCAAAAAGGAACTTTCGTATTTTACGGAAGATTCAGAAACAGGAATTATTATGAAATGCAGACCAGATTGTCTTACAGAAGTAGCAGGAACACACTTTTTGATTGACTACAAAACATGCAATGACGCTAGTACGGATGTATTTATGCGTGATTCAATCAAATTTATGTATGATATGCAGATGGCATATTACAAACATATTCTTGATGAAATACTTGGTGTTGAGCATACGGTAGTTTTTATCGCACAAGAGAAAACTGCTCCATACTGTGTAAACATTATGGAACCAAATGAATATTATATGCGTTCTGGTGCTGATATGTTTAGGGAATACTTAAATCTCTATAAAGAATGTTCAGAAACTGGTAACTGGTACGGATATATGAAAGATGAAGTAAACAGTCTTGGATTGCCGAACTGGTTACAGAAACAGTATGAATCTTTAGGAAGTGAGGTGGAATAAATTGAATAAATTGATTGAATTTTTGAAAGATAGATTTCCAGATGGCGTACAGGCTTTTGATACTAGAAATATTGCTGGAGATAGTATGGTTACAATTTACTATGATGGTGAAATTATGGTTAATTACTGTCCATCTTATGAATACATTGAAATTTTTGGATTAACAAAAGAACAGTTTGAGATAGTGTGCAAAAAAGCAAATTTACATTAAGGAGTATAAAAAATGAGAATAGTAAAAGATGAATGTTTAGGTTGTGCAGCACCAGCTTATCCTTGCCTTGGTAGTAGTTGTCCAAATAGGAAAAGAACGCATTACTATTGTGACCGTTGTAAAGATGAATTTTTACCAGAAGCATTGTATCAGTACGATGGCGAAGAAGTTTGTGGAGAGTGCATATTGAAAGATTTTAAAATTATAGACAGTTGAAAGGAGAATTGATATGTCAAATGAAGTATCAGTAAGAAACAATCAATCGGTTGGTGGGAGTTTTAATAACATTAACCAAGGAACAGTAGCAGTAGAAAGTAATCGTGCTATTGCAGAAGCACAGGGGAAATTGATTATGGCAAAACAGTTTCCAAGAGATTACACAAAATCATATGCAAGTGCGATTGAAGCGTGTCAACGAAAAGGTTTTGCCGACAAAGCGTTTTTCAGTTATCCACGTGGCGGTCAGACGGTAACAGGAGTAACAATCAGATTTGCAGAGGAAATGGCACGATGCTACGGCAATCTTGAATATGGAATCAAGGAAATGTCCCATGAAAAAGGAAAGTCCGAAATGCAGGCGTATTGTTGGGACTTAGAAAACAATACAGTTTCTAGCCAGAACTTTACTGTTGAACACGTAATGGAGACAAAGCAGGGCAACAGAAAACTTACTAGTCAGCGTGATATTTACGAAAGGACAGCCAATGATGGTGCAAGACGTTTAAGAAGTAGAATCCTTGCAATTCTTCCTCCAGATTTAGTTGAGGATTGCATTAAGGAATGTAAGAAAACGATTGCCGGGCAAAACGATATTCCTTTGATTGATAAGGTAAAGAATATGATTACTGGTTTTGCTAAACTTGGCGTAACTAAAGAAATGCTTGAAAAGCGTCTTAATCATACAGTTGAGAGTATCAACGATGATGAATTGATGGAGTATATCGGGATTTACAACGGATTAAAGCAGAAAGAGACAGTTGTTTCCGATTGGTTTGAACAACCAAAAACTGCATCGCAGGTAACGGAACTTTTGAAAGAAGCTGAAAAAGAAAAAAAACAAGAAAATAAAGAAACGAAAGGAGATAAAAAGTGACTTATCGCGTAACTATAAAAAACAATAAGAAAAAGTTTCCGCTTAAAGGGTTGAATGAATTGCTTGGTGGAAGAATTTACAATCAAAGATTGAAAAAGTACCACAACCCAGTAAAGAAAGCAAATGATGATATATGCTTGAAAGCCATTAAACGTACTCTTAAAGGCGTTAAAATTAAAAAGACTATACGTTGTGTGTTTTGGATATTTTCAAGTGATAAAAGGCACGACAGAGGAAATCTTTGCAGTGCGGTTGAAAAATCATTTTTGGACGCATTACAGTTAGCAAAAGTGATTAGAAATGACGGATGGGATGATGTTCTTGATTCGGAGTTTCATACAATGGTAGATGCTTCAAACCCTAGAGTTGTTGTTGAAATTGAGGAAATTGATTAAAAGAAAACGAGGAATAATTATGAGAATTATAAGCCAAAACGGAACAATTGATGTTCCATACGATATGTGTTGTGTTTGGAGACAGGAAGAGGTTATTTACTGCCGTGTTGTTGGAAATGATGACAATATTTTGATGGCTACTTATTCTTCTAGCGAAACAGCTGAAATGGTATTGGAACGATTTAAAGATAATGCTTTAGTTCTTTTGATGGATGTGCTTGTTGGAAAAATCACAAAAGAATATGCTAATGATTTTTATTATCAGTTTCCAAAAGAGGATTTGCTGGTTGAAAGGATTATTCCAAAAGGCGGGAAACTTCCTTTGTCAGATATTTTGAGTATTAGAAAAAAATATTTAAATGAAGAAAAATATTTAAATGAAGATTAGAGAGAATGAAAGATACCCTATGATTAAGATGCATACAGAAAAGAAAGGTGGAATGACTTATTAACAAAGTAATTTTAATTGGCAGATTAACAAGAGACCCAGAAATCAGATATACGCAGGGAGAAAATTCAATGGCAGTAGCAAGATTTACTCTTGCAGTAGACCGCAGATTCAAAAGAGACAATCAACCTACGGCTGATTTTATAAGTTGTATTTGCTTTAGAAAAACGGCTGAATTTGTTGAAAAATATTGTAAAAAAGGAACAAAGTTGGCGGTTGATGGCAGTTGGCAGACTGGAAGTTATACCAATAAGGATGGAAACAAGGTATATACAAATGATTGCCTTGTTGATAATTGCGAATTTGCTGGAAGCAAGGCAACGGCAGAACAGAATCAGAAAAATGATAATAAATCTGGAAATAATGACTTCATGAACATTCCAGATGGTGTTGAGGATGGACTGCCATTTAACTAAAAAAGGAGACATATAAGATGGCTGATAAGAGAATGTTTTCAAGAAAATTGATTAGTTCGGATGTGTTTTTGGACATGCCATTAACTGCACAAGGATTGTTTTTTCATCTGTGCATGAGAGCCGATGATGATGGATTTGTAGATGCTCCAAACCGAATTGTAAGAGAATGTCAGGCAACTCCAAAAGACCTTGAAATCCTTGAAAGGAAGAGATACATACTCACGTTTGAAAACTCTAACGTGGTACTTATCAAACATTGGTTTCTGCACAACTCAATTGCAAAGGACCGGTACACGCCAACACTGTATACAGATGAAAGGTCGAGAGTCACCTTAAAATGTGGCAAGATGTACCCGAATTGTAGCAAGAGTGACAACAAAAACTATACGGAAGTAAAACGTACAGATAACGACTTGGAAACGAATTGTAACCAAGTTGATAACAAAGTGGAACATAGAGAAGATAAGGTAAGAGAAGAAAAGAAAAGTGATATTGTCGAGCAAAGCACGACTGACGCTTCTTTGGTGAAAGAAATCATTGATTACTTGAACGAAAAAACTGGTGCAAGTTACAGATACAGTACCAAAAAGACACAAAACCTTATCAATGCAAGGCTTAAAGAAAAATTTACTTTGGAAGATTTCAAACGTGTAATAGACAGTAAATGTAACGATTGGAAATCAGACGAGAAGATGAAAGAGTATTTGCGGCCCGAAACTTTGTTTGGAACGAAGTTTGAGAGTTATCTTCAAAATGCTCCAAAGATTTTGAAACCTAGAGCAGAGCCGGAAGAAGTTGTTCCGGAAGTTGAGGAAGAGGAAGTAGGTGCTGACTGGTAATGCGATATAAAGTTTACGAGTTTAACCCGGATGATGCTTACAACTTTGCTCGTCATGTTGGAATTGAGGTTAAGGAACACGGTGGCGAACTGTTTTTTAAGACTTGCCCTTATTGCAAGCCAAGAGCAACAAGGGGAAATGTTCGCACTTTTTCGATAAACCTTAAAACTGGACAGTTTAAGTGTTTAAGAGCAAGTTGTGGAATCTCCGGCAACATGGTAACGCTTTCAAAGGATTTTGATTTTTCTCTTGGCAACGAGGTTGACGAGTATTACCGTCCAAAGAAAAGATACAAGCGGTTGAAGCAACCAAAAGAAGCAATTAAACCAAAGACGGAAGCGATTCAGTATTTGGAAAGCCGTGGTATATCCGAAGAAGTTGCCAAAAAGTACGAAATTACCGTACAAACTAGCCATCCAAACATTCTTGTATTTCCGTTCTATGACGAAAAAGGTGTACTGCAATTTGTCAAGTACAGAAAAACGGATTTTGACAAGGCAAAGGACGCAAACAAGGAGTGGTGCGAAGCAAGCACAAAACCGATATTGTTTGGAATGAAACAATGCGATGATAGTTTTGATACGCTCGTACTCACAGAGGGTCAGATGGATTCATTATCAGTTGCTACGGCAGGAATACCAAACGCAGTGTCCGTTCCAACCGGTGCCAAAGGCTTTACATGGATTCCCTATTGTTGGGATTGGCTTTGCAAATGGAAGAAAATAATCGTTTTTGGAGATTTTGAGAAAGGCTCAATATCTTTGTTGGATGAACTTGCAAAACGTCTAAAAGACCGTGTAGAACACGTCAGAGAGGACAATTACAAAGACTGCAAGGACGCAAACGAGATACTTCTCAAATACGGAGCAGAGCAGGTTAGAAAATGCGTTGAAGAATCGGTTAAGTTGCCAATCGACAACGTGATTGATTTGGCAGATGTAAAAGAACTTGACCCATACAGCATTGAAAAGATACCGACCGGTATTGCGGATGTAGACAACTTGCTTTGCGGAGGAATCCCATTCGGTGTTGTTACCATCGTTACTGGAAAATCAGGAAAAGGAAAATCAACTTTTGTAGGGCAGATTATAACAAGAGCATTAAACAAAGGTGACAATGTTTTTGTATATTCGGGGGAAATGCCAAATTATCTTTTTAAGAATGCGATTGATTTTCAAATTGCTGGACCGGCAAACGTAGTGGAAGAAGATAGGAGAGATTATGTAAAGCGTTACGTTCGCAAATCTGCGAAAGATAAGATTGTAGAGTGGTATCGTGGAAAATGTATGCTTTACGACCGCACAATGGTTAAGGATGAAGATACTGACTTGCTAAATACGATTGAACGTATGATAGTAAGTCAAAATGTAAGAGTTATTGTGATTGATAATTTAATGACAATGATAAACAAAACGAGAGTTAAGGGAAGTAAGTTAGAAGCACAGAGCGAAGTTTCAAACGCACTAGAGGATATGGCTAGATTTTACAATGTTTGTATTATCTTAGTGGCTCACAAGAGAAAAGATAGTGGAATTGATGATGAAGATATGGACGATTCGATTCGTGGCGATTCCGATATTGTCAATTCAGCAGGAGTGATTATTCACTATAACGTAAATAAAGATGAGAATACGATGGAAAATTATCCGAGAATAATTTCGGTTACTAAAAATCGTGTATTTGGAAGAACTTCTTACAGAGGTTGGAAAGTACACTACGATGAAAAGTCCAAACGAATCTACGGAGACCACGATGATTTGAATATTTGTCTTGGTTGGGATAATGAAAGCGGTGGATTTGTTGAGGACTACGATAATTCAATATTTAGTTAGGTGGTGTTTGTATGGGAAGCGTAAATGCATCGCAGATTCCAGAAGAACAGCATATGTGGACTGATATTTGGAATTGGCGTAAGAAATATTACTACCCGGAAGATGATGATTCTTGGTGGAAAGAGTTTACGGAAACAGGCATTGCAATTGGAGAAAAATATGCAACTAAATTATCGCATGAGATTATTTTTGCAATTTTTAATGATGTGCAAAATCGCAGTAAAAAATCGAAATCAACGGAGGTATTGAAATGAAAGAAGCAATTAAATTAGTTGAAAAGGCTCTTGAAATTTTGAAGAGCAGAGAGAAAAAGGAAAAGGTTGTTTTGAACTCATTGAAACCGGGCGAAACATTCATGATTGGCGAACATGAATTTATTGTTTTGGAACAGAATTACGAAACGACAAACGTAATCTCCAAAAACCTTATGGCTGAAAATGTTCGGTTTGATGGAGATACAAGAGATTACAATAAATCTGCTTTGAAAAAGTATATTGACGAAAAAATCAAGCCTATTATTTTGGAAAATGTCGGTGCTGGAAATCTTGTTGAGCATTCCGTACCATTGACGAGTGTTGATAATCAGAACGAGTTTAATGATTGTATTTGTGAGGTTCGTCCTATTACTTTTGACGAAGCGAGAGAATACAATGATTTACTTGTTAATGAAGATTTGCCAGATTATTATTGGACGCTTACTCCGTGGTCTACTGATGAAAGAGGATTGAAGTATGCTATTGCAATTGTTTCGCCGTCCGGCTACATCAACGACGGCTATTGCTACAACGGCTGCGGCGTGCGCCCATTCTGTATCTTAAAATCTAATATCTTTGTATCGAAAGGAGAATAAAATAATATGGACTTAGAAAAAAGAGTTGAAATGCTTGAAAAGCGGATTGACAAATTGGAAAGTGAAAATATGAAAGAAAGGCTTACTGGATTAAAAGTTGGCGATTATTTTGAGGTTGCCGGAACAAAATGGAGAATCCTTGACATCAAACCTTGCGGATATGTTTGTCTTTCAGATGCATTAGAGGAAAGAAAAATTTTTGATTCGGAAACAAATAATTGGGAATCAAGTAGTTTACGTGAATATCTCAATAACGATTTCTATAAGAAAATTGTTGATGAGATTGGGGAAGAAAATATTCTTCCGTTTGGTCGGGATTTATTGTCTCTTGATGGACAGAATGAATATGGAGATTGCACGGATTATGTATCTCTTCTTTCCGTTGACGATTACAGACAATACAGAAAGTTGATTCCTAACATTGACAAGTGGTGGTGGCTGCTTACTCCTTGGAGTACACCTTGCAACGGATATAAAATACAAGTTTCGGTTGTTTCGCCGTCCTGCAACATCAACTTCTACAATTGCTTCAACAACTGCGTCGTGCGCCCGCTTTGTATCTTTTCACCTAATCTCTTTGAATCGGAGTGATGATAATGGCAAGTAAAGAACTTACTGTAATTCTAAAAGCAAAAGATTTAGCAAAGCACACTTTGCTAAAGACAGCGGATTGTAACCACTATCCAAAGAAATTTAGATTTTCTCTTGTGGACAAGATGCAGAATAAGTCGCTTGAAATCTACGAATGTTTGCTTGAAGCAAATAGGACGGATATAAAAGCATACAAGAGAGAACGATTAGAGTTGCAGACAAGAGCAATAACACATTGCGATGAACTCTTGTATTACATAGAGTTATCAAACAGTTTAGGACTAATCAACATAAAATGTGTCGGTCATTGGTCGAAAATGGTTTGCGATGTAAAGCATATGGCAATCGCATGGAGAACAAAAGACAAAGAAAGATAAAATCATAGGTTATGCGCTGCTTAATCGGTTGTTTCGCCGTCCGGCAACATCAACAACAACAATTGCAACAACAACAGCGGCGTGCGCCCATTCTGTGACAAACAGACAGTTAGAGTAGGCATTAAGCCGAAATCAGAGAAAGATACAGAAAAGCACATGACCTTTCCTAAAAGGATAAATACAAAGGAGTTTTTATTATGGATGATAAAAGTATTATATGCAATTTTGAGAACCTTTATAACGCTTATAAACGTGCTAAGGCAGGTAAAAGGCGCAATGAAAGTTGTGCTAGATTCCAAACAATGAGCCTAGATGGCGTTCATATCTTGCTAGAGCAGTTGAAAAACAAAACCTACAAGATGAATCCATATAACGAATTTAAGGTCTACGAGCCTAAAGAACGATTGATACGTTCTTGTTCGTTTAAGGATAAGGTTGTTCAGCATTGCTTATCTGATACGATTTTACATCCAAGACTGGAAAGCCAGTTTATCAAGACAAACTATGCCGGGCAGAAAAACAAAGGAACATTGTTCGGCATGGATTGTCTGAAAAAACAGATGTTAGAGTTTTACCAAAAACACAAGTTAGATGGATGGATTTTGAGATGTGACGTAACTAAATTCTTTTATAGTATCGACCACGAGATATTAAAAGATATAGTTGACTATTACTTTCCGGACAGTTACACAATGTGGCTTAACCATTTGCTTATTGATAGCACAGATGGTATTGGAGTGCCATTAGGAAATCAAGTGGCTCAAATATATGCTTTGCTTATGCTTGATGGATTAGACCATATGGTTACTGGCGAACTTGGAATCAATCTTTATGGAAGATATATGGATGATTTCTATTTGATACACCACGACAAGGAATATTTGAAATGGTGTCTTGATTGCATAAATCAATTTGTAGAAAGCCTTGGTTTGACGCTAAACGGCAAAACGCAAATTGTTCCGTTTAAGTGTGGAATACCATTTCTGGGGTTCCACCACTACATAACTAAGGATGGAAAGTATATACGCAGGATAAAAGGTGAAAATAAGCGAAAAATCCGTAAAAAGATAAGAAAGTGGGTAAAACTCGTTAAGTACGAAAGAATGACTGAAACAAAATTTTATGAGAAATACAATGCATGGAAAAATCATGCGTCGCACGGAAATTGCGTTAAGTTGTGCCATTCAATGGACTTATATGTGGAAAAGTTGTTTAAATCAAACATAGATAGCAGGTAATGATATTGGAACAGATTAACGGTCAAATTGAATTGACGCAGTACCTAGAATCAAAAATAAAAACTGGAAAGGTCATGGATTTAACTTCTTATATTAACAGCCAAGGCAAAGCACAATACGCACAGATTCAAGAAGTTGTTTTCAAGTCATACGAAGATTACAAGGAAGATGATGATTTCTTGCAAAGAATGACAAATGCAATTTCTATCTATGTGTTAAGCGTATCAAAGGGATATATGGATTATTTAAGAAAGGAAGTGATTGGATGAAAATTGATGAATTAATTGAAAACGCAGAGGAAAAAGCAAGAGTGCATGAATATCATGCAGATTTTCTTGAAAACGGGAATCCTATGCGTGATGCCTGCCTTAAAAGCTCAAAAGACTGCAAACAGTTAGCAGAATGGCTTATGCAGTTAAAAGAATATCAATCTTTGGAAGAACAGGGCAGACTTATCAAGTTGCCGGAAAAAGTCGAAGAAACGGAATATAGAGAGTGTGTGCACACAAGAACTAAATGCCACCATGAAAATTACAAGTGTTCGGAATGCCCTCTTACTGAATTGTTTTGTGATGAATTTTATACGGCAATAGATAGATGTTATGAGGAAGCATACGCTAGTGGATGTCTTGCAGGAATGGAGTTAGGAGAATCCGAAGCAAAACTGAAAGAATTGAGAGGTACTGAATGAATCGTAAGAAACGCTATGGTGTCTGGAACACCAAAAAGAAAGAATTTCAATTTGGTATCTGCGAGCCAAGCAAAACAAAAGCAAGAAAGAAACTATTTGAAAAGATTGGGAAGGATGCCTACAAGTATAGATTTCAAATCAAAGAATTGAAACTAGGCAATCCAAAGGCTGAAAAGTTGCTGATTATAGAAATTGGAGGTGATAACATGACTAACGCAGAAAGAATCAGGAATATGTCGGATGAAGAGTTGGCGAAGTTTATACAGAAAATAAAAAACACTTGTTTTGTAGATTTTATAGGATATGCAAATAAAGACTGTGAGCAAGATAAAATTTCTTGTAAAGATTGTCAAGCGAAAGCACCAACAATACTTGAATGGCTTCGATTAAATGCAGAATAGGAGGAAAAAAGATATGTATTGTAACGGAACGTACAAATATTTAAACGAACGTAAACACAAATGTGAGCTGACAGAAGAAAAACTAAGCTACATGAAACAAACCGGAAGTTTATCTTTTGCAGTTCATGAGCATAGGGGAATTTGCAAAGTAGATAGAGAACATGAAAGATAGATGAAAGCGAGGAATAATTATGAAGATTAGACCAATTCTATTCAACACAGAAATGGTGAGAGCCATTTTGGAAGGAAGAAAGACTTGTACACGAAGAGTATTAAAACAGCCATTTGAGGTACACCCAAATGGTTATATCACAAAACCTCGGGGGAATGAAAGGCTCTGCCCTTATATTCCACCATACCAACCGGGAGACATTCTGTATGTTCGTGAGACATGGTGCAAGGGTTCTTATGGGGATGAAAAAGAAAAATATTATTACAAGGCTGATGATAATAATTTCTTTTGTACATGGCATCCGTCCATCCACATGCCGAAAGAAGCTGCTCGGATTTGGCTAAAGGTTACGAATGTACGAGTGGAGAGATTACAGGAAATTACAGGTGATGGATGCATTGCAGAAGGTGTATATCCATCACCTTGTAGAAAATGCAATGCTACGTTTGGGTGTGATACATGTCCGGATGAAGGATATCACGAAACAGACGGCTTTTCAGAACTCTGGAATTCAACCATCAAGAAATCAGACCTTGATGTATACGGATGGCTCGCAAATCCTTATGTATGGGTTGTTGAATTTGAACGGTGCGACAAGCCACCAGAATGTATTTTAAAAGGTTATGATAAAGCGCCGGATGATGGTGGAAAGTGTTTAGGTTATATGTATGATGATAGCGATGAATTGATTCCTATGTGTAAAAAATGTTCGTATCAGGAAAGTTATGAAAGTGAGGAAGAAAAGTGAAAAGCCGAGAAAGGAGTAATTATGAGCAACAATTTAGAATTTATGAAAGAGCATAATTGTAAACATCTAAAAAACTGTAAGTTTGCTAGTGTTGTGAAATATCAGTATTCGGATGATAAAAAATGATGGTATATACAATTTGGGAATGTGCTTCATGGTATAAAATATTGTCCTTATTGCGGTATGAGATTGGAGGATGAAAATGGACGATAGATATTTATTTAAGGCAAAGAGGATTGATAACGGAGAATGGGTGCAAGGTTCATGTGTATATACATTTGCACCTAGCAAGGGCTATGTTGTCGGAATAATGGTAGAAAGTTATTTTATTGTTGAAGAAAATGGCAATATGGTTTCAATTGACAAAAATACCATTTGCCGATGTATAGGGAAAAGGGATAAGTACCATCACCTTATTTTTGAAAATGACCTTATGGATGGTTTTATTTATCCGTACCTTTCTGGTTTGGATTCAGAACATGATTACTTTGCAGAGGTTTGTTGGTGTGATGATATTACAGGATTTGGAATATGCACACACAAATACAAAAATTCGGATGTTCGTGGTTCGGCAGATGGAGATGTTGATTTAATTGAAGATTTTGATTCCAGTAAATGGGAAGTTATCGGCAACATTTTTGACAATCCAGAATTGTTGGAAAGTGAGGAATAATATGACAGAGAGTGAAGCAATTAAGATATGTAATACCATTATTTTCGCATCGTCCTTGAGCAATCCCCAAGGGACAACACTAAATACAACTAAAGAGGAACTTGCAGAAGCAATGGGTATGGCAATACAGGCACTTGAAAAGCAGATAAACGGCAGATGGATTTCTGTTAATGAAAGAAAGCCAGAGGAATTTGAAGATGTTCTTGTTGCTTTATCTGGCAAAATTAGAGGTGGAACGTGTGACGGAGAATATCGTGATGATGTTTGTATTGGATATTATGGCTATAATCGATGGCATAATCATACATATTTGTATGATTGTAAGGTTAATTATTGGATGCCATTGCCAAAGCCTTACAAGGAAAGTGAGGAATGATTATGAAGCGGTTAGTTTTAGCATTTTTATTAGCAGTAGCAGTTTTAACAGTAAGCGGTTGTTCTGATGGAATGGACGAAAAACCACGTGCAGACACATCAAAAATGTTTGTAAGAGTAGAAGATTGCGGTTCTTTTGATATTATGTATGACAAAGATACAAAAGTCATGTATACCGTAAGTTCATCAGGTTACCCTTATGGAAATGTAACACTGCTTGTAAATTCCGATGGAACACCAAAGATTTGGAAAGGACGGTGAAAACATGAAAGACTTGTTTGAAGATATGGGGAAAAATAAAAATAACGGTTGGATTAACTGCGAATTTAGATTACCCGAAAAAGGGGAAAAGTGTTTGATAATGGTTGAATACAATGGTGTCTTAGGAATGTATGGTACATATGAGAGAAAAGGTTATATTGGAAATGACGGAAAGTGGTGTGGAAAAGGTATAGGTCTTGGTACTGTTCTTGCTTGGAAACCTCTTCCTAAACCATATACGGAGAGTGAGGAAGAATGAGACTGATTGACACAGATAAATTACAAAAAAGATTTACTAGACCAGATTGATTGGCTTAGAGAACAAGATTATGAATTATATTGCGCAATAGGTGATGATATTACATGGTGCATTGATAAACAGCCAATTGCCTATGATGTAGATAAGGTTGTAGAATATCTTGAACAATTGAGAGATAGATTCAATAAAAAAGATTTTGCAATTCGTGGAATCATAGAAAAGGCAATCGAGAAAGTAAAGGTGGGTTATGTGGATAAACAAACCAATAAATAACAAATAAAATCAAAACGAGGTGAATAATCATGGCAGTAAACAAAAGAGCAGCAATGCGGAGAGAAAAACGTGTGCAGGAGAAATTGACCGGCGGTAAGCCAACACAAACAAAACTTATGGCAAGGGCATACATAACTGGTAAGAATGAGGGATTTGAACTTGCTACCGGAATTATGTTTCTTGCACTTTGCGAAGAATTTGGATTTGGAAACAAAAGAATCAATCGGCTTATTGAACGTATATCCGATGAATCATTAAAGATGGATGAAGACCCAACAAAGTTTAATATTGATTGGTACATAGATAAAGTCAGAGAGAAATGCGGTGTCCGAATCCTTAAATCAGATGAGGATGAGTGAGGTGTTTGTTTGAGCAATATCTATCAAAAAAGATTGTACGATAGAAGAAAGCAGAACGGACTTTGCATTGATTGTGGAAAGCCACTAGATAGAGACGGCTTACGATGTATAAGTTGTCGCAGTAAAAAGTCGGAGAACGAAAGAAGAAATAAACAATGCTATAAAGAAGTTGGCATATGCCCTATTTGCAGAAAGGTTCCAATCGGCAGTAGTGAATCATCATGCCCGGAATGCCGTGCAAATGAATCAATACAATGCAATAATCGAAGAAACAAAAGTGAAGAAGCACGAAAGAGATATAACCAAGAACACAAGGAATGGGCGAAACTTACATATAAGAAGGACGTAGAAAAAGGTATTTGTCCACGGTGCCGTAAGCGAAAAGCCGATTCCGGCTACTTGACTTGTGGAATATGCAGGGAGAAAAGCAGAAATAGTCAGAGAGCAAAGGCTAACACGAAAAAGAAAACATGGATTGAAAACGGCTTGTGTTGCTTTTGCGGTGGAAAAGTAAAAGATGGATACAAGGTATGCGAAAAGCACTATCAGATGAATATGAAAAAAGCACGCTCGCAGAAAGCGAATGAAGCAAGGAAAGAATTACAAGAGAGCGGAATATTATATTAAAAAGGAGCAATAGACCATGGAAAGATTATCAGAAGAACAGTATAGAGAAGTAATTGCGGAAATCAAACATAGTGAACTTCCGAGGAAAACGCAGGAGTTTTTGATTGCGTTGGTTGATGAAGCCAATAAACCAAACAAAAAATTATAGGAAAGGAAAAGGCTTATGAGATTAGGAAAGTATTTATCCTCATTGACTAAGCCGGAACTTGATGAAATTGAAAAAATTTGCAATTTCACAGAAGATGAAGAACAAATATTCAAATGCATATCAAAAGGCTATACATTAAGACAAATAGAGATGAAATGCAATATGTCGGAATCAACCGTCATAAGAAGAGTATCAAGGATTGATTGGAAAATAAATAAGGCAAAGGAGATGATAGAAGTGAAAAAAGAAATTCCAGTATGTGAAAAGTATAACCTTACTATTGAAGAAGCATCGGCTTATTTTAATATTGGAAAGGATAGAATGAGGGAAATTATGAACGAAAACAGAAATGAACTTGTTCTTGTTATAGGAAGAAAAAACCTTATAAAAAGGAAAAAGATGGAAGAGTATCTTGACAGGACAATGGTTTTGTAATTTCCTATAAGTACCTATTATTTGCTATAGAGCGTTGTTAGTGATATAATTATCCTTTAACAATGCTCTTTTCTTTAAGAAAGGAGAATGTGTATGCCAAGCAGAAAAGATAACAAAGGAAGAGTATTAGAGAAAGGAGAAAGCCAAAGAACTGACGGTACTTATATGTACCGATGGACTGATTTATCAAAGAAACGTCAAACAATATATGCTAGAACATTAAACGAACTACGACAAAAAGAGTTACAAGTAACAAAAACTGAAATAATATCTGGTGTTTCTTGGGAAAGCAATAAAATAACAGTCCGGGAACTGATAGACAGGTATTTATCATTAAAAAAAGTCCGCATAACAACAGAACAGAAGTATAGATACCTAATAAATATGCTTGACAAGATACAGATATTGGATATTCCAATCAAAGACATAAAAACATCGTTGGCAAAGCGATATATGATTACCTTAAGCAATATAGGGTATTCGTATGGAACGGTTCAAAATGCAAAAACACTTTTGAAACCGGCTTTTCAGATGGCAGTTGAGGATGATTATATAGTCAAAAATCCATTTCTATTCACTTTATCGAACATAATCGAAAACGATTCAAAGCAAAGATTTTCGATGAGTGAAGAAGAAGAAAATCATTATATTGAATTTATTTCCAATCATGGATGGTTTCGGCATATCTATGATGATGTGGTGATTCTTTTGAATACTGGAATGAGGGTAAGTGAATTATATGGACTTACATTTAAGGATGTAGACCTCAAAAATAGAAGAATAAATGTAAATAAGCAATTGCACAGGATTGGTGGCAAATACGTTGTTCTTCCACCAAAATCAAAAGCAGGTAACCGTATACTCGCCATGAATGATGCAACAAGAAAAGCATTTATGCACAAAAGGACAGAAGTTAGACCTAAAGTCGAATATGCGATTGACGGATATACTGGATTTGTTTTCATAAATCACTTGGGTTTTCCAAAAACAAGAAGAAATTTAGAGGGTTCAATGAGAGAAGTCCGAAAAAAACATATTGAACTTGGTCTTGGAGAGTTGCCGCAAATAACACCTCATGTGTTAAGGCATACATTTTGTAGCCGCATGGTTGAAAAAGGTATGAATGTAAAAACATTGCAATTAGTAATGGGACATTCGGATATTTCTACGACATTAGATGTGTATACCCATAAGAAACCGGATGATGTTGCGAAAGAAATGGAACAATATATTGCTATGTAAAACGGTGTATTTGGTGTAAATTTGGTGTAAGTTAAAAAACAAAACGCTTAAAAGTACCGAAAAATGGTTGGTTATAAAAACTCTTACCATCTCGCCACCGATTGATCCAGCTTCACGGGAAGTAAGGTCACCGTTGTAACCATCTTTCAAGTTTACACCAATCTCGTTTGCAACTTCCATTTTGAAACGATTCATAGCCTCTTTAGCCTGTGGTACTTCCATCTTGGATGAATTTTTGTTTGTCAT